ATCTTGCGGATCGCCTTGGCCCGACGGAACCACGGCTGCCCCTCTATCCTCACAAGCTCGCGGAGATGGTCCTCATTCGTATGCGGGCGAGCGTGACCGACGGACATTATCCTTTCGGACCGCCCCAGAGCCAGCGCACGCCATCAGGATACGGGTCATGGTCTGACTTTATTCCAACCGCTAATTCGGTAATTGCGAACTCCTCGCCGTACCTCTCGCCTCGCAGCGCCTCATCGTAAGTATCAAAGCTCCGTGGCTGCCACCCCTCACACCCGTAGTTCAGCCACAAGATCCAGGGTCCGCTGGCGTCGTATCGCATGGCTACAGACCGGTGGTCTTGGAAGGCGGCTGCTTGGGTTCTGGGTCGCGACCTTCGATGCGACGAAATTTCGGTTCAGGCTCGCCCGGCATATTTGGGGTGGCCGGATTGGCCTTCGCCCGCAACTCTGCGCGGCGCGCAAGATAATCGGTCATCTTCTCCAGATCATCAGGGCGGCCGACATAAGGCGGCACGTAGGGTTGTTGCGGCCTTCCCTCGTTTACCCAGTCCACGTATTTCTTCGCCACCCCCAGAAGGTTGTCCAATGTCAGGCCCATGCCGGCGTGACACTTGATGGCCTGCTCTAACGCCCATTGGCGGAGTTCAGTGTCGGTCATTCGGAGGGACCTCGCAGTTTATCAAGCAAAACTTCACTTAGTTTCTTTATTGTCAATTCCGCAACCTGACCTTCAAGCTCGTACAGCAAGTCCTCGATCGTGTCTCCATGGCCAGTCGCGTATCCTCGCTGGCCCATCCAGCGCGCCACAGTTTCCAGGCCCTCGTCGGTCATTGCCATTGCACCATCAATTGATACACGGCGGCCAGTGTGTAGCCGATCACGAAGGCGAGCGCCAACCGGTTCAGGCGGTCAGTCATAATGCGCCTCCGGACCGTATTCGAGCACATCGGCGACCATCCGCAATATGTCGGCCAGGGCGACGTCACGCTCCTTTTGCTCGCCGTCCTCATCGGCCACAACACCGGCCAAATGAGGATTGGCCTTGAGCGCGGCCACGATCAATTCCTCGAACTTCTCGCTTTGACTATTCCTCATAGCACCCCTCTCCGAATAAGGCATTACGCTCCGGGTGGAACAGTCGCAGGCGAGCCAGGAGCGGGTCGCCGTCCGGAATGCGGATAGCCGGCTCACCACTTTCCTTACCGGCCTCCAACTTTGACCCTCCAGGCTTGCGCCACCCGCGAGGTAGTGGTCTGTCGAAGTAGAATGGCTCGCGCCTTCCACCACCACGGACGTTCGTCGGCTTGGTCACAGGGTGACCCCCTTGACGGCCCACATGGCCGCATCCTCGAAATGCGTCTGGGCGAGAGAGAACAGGCGCGCCGCCTCACTGCCTGGAGACTTTTTCTTGAAGTCCTCGCACAGGTCGATCAGATCAGCCACCCTCATCTTAATGTTCTCGACATCCTGATTTGCGGATGGATTGAACGAAAGCCGCACGCGCGATTGCCCTAGCGTCTGCTTGGTCTGCGTATCCACGTTTCCCTCACCCCTCTGTCAATTATCGGCTTGCTGACTTCATAATGGCGCGCATCCTACGAGCCACAGCCCGCGGCCCATTCAATCCGTTGGCCCTGTACTCCTTGCACTTCTGTTCGCGCTTAATCCAACGTTGATGCGCTCGGAATGAAAGCTTCTGCATGTTCCCCTCCGTGAACTAGATCGGGCGGCAAGGGCATTCCTTGCGTTTGCCAGTCGACCTTTCGATCAAACCCACCCACCTGAATAACGAGGGCCGTGCCTACCTTGCGAACCCAGGTCAAAGGCCGTGCCCTCTTGCTTTCCCTGGTCGCTCCCACACTGCCGATCAATCGTATCCCAATCGACCGTGGTGGGCAGGTTCGGCAACCGAATGACGCGGACCTCACTAGGGCTTGCGGAGCGCATGGGGAAGGAAGGGGACCCAACGCACTCACCGCGTCAACTGTGGAACTCTTTCACTCCCTGATAGTTTCATAGCCGGCCGGAAACGGAGGCCAATATGCTGTCGCTCATCCTGGAATGCATCATCATCGTTCTGGTCGTCGCGTTCGTGTACTGGGCCTATGATCTGATCATCACACGCTGGCCACTTAAATCTCCATTCGGAGAAATCCTAAGCGTGCTGGTCCTCATACTGTGCGTTGCGATCGTTCTGTTTTACGCCATCATCCCGATCATCCAGGCGGTCGGGCACATGAGCTTTTCGGCCCTGGGCCATGGCTAAACGAGCGCGCTTCAGCGCGGCGCCGATGGTGTGCGGCTGTTTATGCGAGATGTCAGCAAGAGCGCCAAGCGGGTATCTCCTGCCATCAAGGATCATATTAGTCCCACCGATCCAGATGGCGATCGAATGAGCCGCGGGGGCCACGCTTCTTCTTTGGCTTCGGTAATGCGTCCTCCAAGAAAACGTTCGTCTTCCCCGCCAAGAGCACCCTGGCGCTGGCGAGCGCGCCCTGAATCCGTTGGCACTCCCCCCAGTTCCAGTGCCGTTCACCGCAGAGCTTGCAAAGGGGGGCGTCCATCACCCGGTCCTGAAGAAGTCCTCAACCGGGGACTCGCGTTGCAGCGCCTGCACCATCCTAACGAAATCCGGGCTCGACCGCATCATGAACTCATATGCCGCGGCGCTACATTCTGCGTATTGCAGCCGGCCATGATGCGTCCTCCCGAGAACCGCACGAACGTGGTTTGGATCATCAATGTCGGGCTGAGCCATACTCCCCTCCTGAATGCGCGGATCGAAAGGACCCCGGACGCTTACAGTCGCCCCTACAGTTTGAAGCACGTCCATTCGTGCTGGGGAAACCAGTGCGAAACGAACTGAATGGAGGGGGCCAAGGGCGCGTAGGGCGACCCCCTCCAAGGGGACGCATGAGCGTGCAAACCCTGCCTAAGCTGCGCCCTCATCTCAAGCCCTTCGTGCGGATCGGCAGCCTTGTACGGTCATGACAGACACACCGTGAAGCGAGACCCAGCAGGCTGCCTTTCTAGGAACCACCGATCTCCGCACTGACCGACAGAGGTGTACCGTCTCACTTCAGTTTCTTGGCGCGATACCTCTTCATAGCCTTGGCTTTTGTCTCCCGCCGCGCCTCGCAGACGGGGCACCTAGTCACCAAGTCCACCGCGCTCCTAATCGCAGCCTCTATCTTTTTGCAGCCGCCCCAATGCCGCTCGCCACATAATCTACACTTTGGAGCATCCATTTGAGGTAGCATCTACACTCGCCGCCGAATGTCAAGAGGTAGATGCTACATTAGATACGGGCATTGCTTTCCCTCAAGGGCCTAATCCCAGCGCCAGACGGGCAGCCGACACCTTGTCCCGCAAGGACGCGGCCTCCCCTGGGTGCTCTTCGCGCAAGAGCAACTCAGCCGTATCCGCGGCCACGCTCAAGTCAGCCAGAACTCTCTCCAGGCGTTCGGTCTTTGTCTCCCCGATCGCTAGCGCAAGAACCCTCCTTGCCTGCTCAGCCGTCATGACCTTATAGCAAATCTTCACTTCGCGCACCTTCTCAAGCAAGATGTCGCGGAGTTCATATTTATCCATATCGCCAATGAACTTACCGCCGCAGATGATGTCCTCAGATCCTAGCATTAGCGTCCCTCTTTGGCGCGGCGTGCTCCCAGACCTCGTCCATGGTCATCTCGTTGAGCCCCCTCATGGGCTCGATCTTGGGCAGCTTGTTGCCGGGGCTCATGATGTCCAGAAGCTGTCCGACAAGGCCCATGGCGTCCACTTGGTCGTCGTGCTTGCCGGCAGGGAAGCCCAGCAGTTCACTTCTGAACTGGGGGTACCATTCCTTCATGTGAGGCACGTAAAGTCCACCCATGGCCATCCTGCCGCGAATAGAGTGCGCTCTGACACTCTTGTCCCCACGGGTAGGGAACTGCTGCCGATACACATAGGCCGAGCGGGCCCGAGCACGTTGGGTGATAAACGGGCCTAGGCTCGCCTTGATCTGTCCGGTCTCCTCTGCCCATCCGATCGGCTTCCAGTATCGCACGAGGTCGCAGAACACCTCGATCCACTTATCCGACGCCGTCTGCCCTCTCCACAAGTCCAACAGGTACATGCGGTTTTCAGGGTCGATCCCCACCACCACATGGACCGTGTAGTCCCCACCGTCCTCAGTCACAGCGTAGTCCGACGCCCCAAAGACCTTCAATGTGTCCCTGTGCGGGACCTTATCGTAAGGTCGGAGCCAATCCTCTAGAAAGTATGTCCCCTCGTCGGGCGTCGGGTTCTGTAGATATAGCGCAGACCAGAATCGAGCCTGCGTATTGGTCCGGATACGATTGAGCGCCTCGACCGGGTAGGCCTCTGGCCAAAGAGCCTTTCCGTTCTCGACCGCCGGAAGCTTAACAACCTCCCAGCGATCGCCGCCCGCGGCCTGCTGAGCGAGGAGTCTACCGGACAGGTCGTCCTCGTGCATGCGATGGTTGATAACCACGATAGCCCCTTTGGGCATCAACCGATTATAAGCCGTACCAGTGTACCAATCCCACACATTTTTACGTACAAGCTCGGAACCGGCATCCTCCATCGTCGAATAGGGGTCGTCGATCAGTAGGACATCACCACCTCGACCAAGGATCGTGCCGCCAATACCTACGGCATAGAAGATCCCGCCCGCCTTGGTGTGCCATTTGCCTTTGGCCTGCGAGTCCTCTGAAAGCTCAGTGGTGAAGATGGACTTGTAGTCGCTACTGCTTATAAGGTTTCGGACATCTCGCCCGAAATCAGCCGCCAAGTCAGCGGTGCTTGACACTGACAGGAACTGCTTGTGCGGTTGACGGCCCAGATAGAAGGCGGGGAACCGCTTAGATGCCAACTCTGACTTGCCGTGCCTT